GTCTGGATGTTGACGTTGCAGGAGAAGCGCGGCTCGTAGTTTCCAAAGCCATCAGGAACGCCATGTTTGCCCGTGGTGGCGTTGTAATCGTTGGTGGTGCCAGTGCGCGGTGAAAGACCTTGCGCCGCCCGTTGAGCAATCTCAGCCGAGCTGGTGTAAGTGTTGAGAGCTGATGCGTACTGAGAAGCCTGAAAAAATGCCCATTTATCAAGCAGCGCTGTGTTGAGGTAGTTGCCAAACCCAAAGCGGGTGTTAATGAGCAATGCCCACAGGCACCAGGCGGGGTCCGAGGTCCATTGCTTGGTTGCTGCAAACGTCCCATCCCATGTGCCGCTGTAAGTCAGCGCACCAGTGGTGTTATCGACAGTGGCGTTGCTAGGGATGGCAACCTTGATGCCACGGATCCAATAGGACCGTTGTGGGATGCTGGAGAATTGCTCGGCGGAGAAGCGAAGAGAAACCAATGCGCTGTTTGGGTAGCGCAATTTGGCATAGGTGATCTCGGTGTAGCTTGTCCAGTTAAACTCGTTAATTACTTTGGGATTTGCGCTATCTGCCGTGACCCTAGCAACGCGAATATCGACGGGGAAAGCGCCGCTCAAGTTGACAATGTAATCTTTTTGGTAGTTGTCGTCAGACCTGCCGGTTACAGTGTCATCAATAACGTTTGAAAATCCGGCGCCGCCATATTGAACATCAATTTGCACTTGAACAGTGCTACCACCTATGCCGCCATCATTATTGTATTTTTGCAACCTAGGAAAGCTAAGCGTAACGCGAACGGCGTTGGTTGTTTGATCCGTAATTGTGCGGATAACTGGAGTGTCTTTTAAGACCTTGACGCCAACGCCAATTTCGTTGTCGATCTCATTGCTGTTTGGAATGTAGTCCTGGGTGTTAGTTCCGGTGCGTTTATAGGTTGTGACATCTTTGAAATTGTACGAGCCGTCAGCATTTTGTAATGGCGTATTGTTTAAGTAAATAGATTTGTCACCATTTTTTAGCCCTTGAATTTCACCTTCCGAGATCAGGTCAAGAATGGTGGCAAATGAGTTGCTGTTTAGATTGGCCATTATGCGGTCACCTGCACAACGTCAATGCCGGCGCTGACCACTACGCTTCCAACAAGGGCTTCACCGAAAACGATGGGACACGGCACGCCTTGACGTGAAGTGTTTTGGATGCCGCTAAAGCTGTAAGACTTCCTGGGATCGTTGTTGCTGCCGCCCATGGTTGGCACTGGCGTGAGCAAGCTGGCAACACCACCAAGTGCCATTGATGCACCAATACCAATCAAGGCAGTTTGAATGCCAACGGCAATGTTTAGACCCGCCGTCGTGAATGGCAATACTGCTGCGGCAATGGCAGGAAATGCAAAAACAGCAAAAGCCACCAAAGCAATACCAGCGAAAATCTTGCCGATTGTTCCCCAGAAACTGGCACCAGCCACCACCGGGATGATCTTGATGATTTGCTGGCCTACGGGATGCCCTAATTCGTTTTCCTCCAGTGCAGCGTCACCAACGCAGACTTTGTAATGCTGGGAGGCCATGTGCTGCTCAACCTCTGGCCAGTTAGCCAGCAAGAACCGCACTGCTTCCGCTGCCGAGGCCACATCGGCGTGGAGCACACGCTGCCCGATGAACTTTGCCAGCTTGCCGTAGAGCCTTATCTCGCGCAGCATGACAAGCCCTCCATCCTCAGCATTTTAATGGTGAACAGCCGCCCCAGGTTGCAGTGTCTGGCACAACGATATGCCAAGGCAGTTCGGATAGCGTGCACGATTCTTGATCGGCTCCACTTGGATCTGGCGCTCCACCGGGGTGGCTGTGCACGACGGCCAGAATTTCATCGGCACCATCTTCGGCGTCTGCCCAATCCTCGGGTTCGATGATGAACGTTTCCGCAGGGCTTGGCGCGATATTGCGGCACGGCCAATAGGTGCGTTTGCGGCCTTTGCGGACAAGCAAGCCGCAGGCTTCCTTGGGCGCTTCAGCAAGAGCATGGGCAAGTGCAGCAGCTTTCCAGGTCATGTCAGGTACAAGCCCACCGCCGGAAACGAACCGTAGGGCAAAATGCCGTCCGTTGTGCGGAACGTCATGGCAGTCGATGCAGTAAATGAATAGGTTGCCGCAGATGGCGATGCCGGCATGAAATACAGCGTTACAGCAGCGCCATCATTCATGCCTGGTACAAATGTGGTATTTAATGTAATCTTCGTATTAGTGGTTATTGATTTAACGGTTGTGTCGATACCCGTTGAACCCCATACTTTCATTCCAACAACAATGCTAGATGTATCAGTAAGATTAACGGTATCGTAATTGCGATTATTGGTATTGTAGGTTCCCGTGCGGGTGAAACTGTACGGTCTTGCACTCAGCGTCACCGTATTGCTGGAAATGGCGCTGATCGTAGTGCCGCTGGGGATGTAGGTGCCGGATACGGTCATGCCCACCAGCAAGTTGGCGCCAGTCGTTACGGTCATGCTGGCTGCTGTAGCTGATGGCGTTGCAGATTGCGTTTGGGTAGTGGACCCAGTAGCTGCTGCACTCATCACCAGCGTGGTGCTGTTGGTGATTGACGAGATAGTGGCACCCGTTGCCACGCCAAACCCATAGATAGGCTGCCCTGCTATTAGACCTGCTGTGGATGCCACGGTCATCGTGGTGCTTGCCTTGGTGACTGATCCAGTTCTGTTGATTGGTCCAAACCGTGCTTTACAGCTACTTAGTCGCTTTCCGCAAACATCCAGGCTGCTACTATTGACTGGATTGTCATTGGCATCGTAGTAAACGGTTTCGTTGTAGCCACATTCTGTGCCTTTGTAGGTCCACTGACAGATATTGCTGATGCACTGGCGCTTGGGGGCATTAACGCCTTGCAAGTCAAAACTAGCGCTACAGGTGAATTCAACAACGTCGCGGTTTTCGACTGACTTTTGCGATACGAAATATACCTCTCGGGGAAATTCAACCGTAGGATCAGCTGTTGGATTTACGTTGCCAGGGAAGTTGGCAGCATCCAAATACTTTGCCAGCGTGCGAATACGTGTGAGCTTCGCGCCAATTAAATCATTGCCGGGCGTCGCTGCGTTGGCCGTCAACAGCAAGGCAGTAATAGTGCCCATGATGTTGGAAATACGCAACTTGGGCTGTGGCAACGTTCCCTTGCCGTTGTACTCAAACCCCTCGCACTCCACTGGGTAGCGCATATATGTATTACCATTCCATACCACTTCTCCACTGTTATTGGTATTAGTGCCGTTATGGAATCGCCAGATGTCCGATGAACCGTGCAACGTTACATCAAGCGCCAACTCGAATAGTTCGATGATCGTGCTGGGCGCTACAGCCTGAAGATCTGAGATTGGAACTGTCACGGCTCAAATACCTGTGTAAAAGTTGCTGTAATTGTTCCACGGTTGTAATAAGGGATAGCTTTATTCCACTGGTAACAGATCCACTTGTAGCTTGTGGCGCTGTCGGGTGGTGTCCAGTCAAATGAAGCTCCATCAGCTGCACGAGCGTCAAGGAATGTTTCGATTGTGTCGGCATCTGTTTCAGTCACTTCCCAGGTCAGATTCCACTGCTTAGGATTTTGATTCAAGCCGAACGAAATCCTTTGGGAATAACCATCCCCAAACTGGACTTGCCGAACTTTGGGTTGGCTTGCTTTTTGGGCTCCATATGTTGGAGCAATGGAGGGGAATGTAGCCATTACAGATCCAGCGTGATGGTGCCGTTGGTTGCAAAATCGCAGCTCATCGTGGCGATCTCGTCCTTGTTTGCACTGTAGGTCGCTCGCGTGATGATCCCCTTAAACGTAATGCGCTTTGTGTCGGCTTCTGATAGATACAGCTCAAATAGAGCCAAGCCCGCATCGGATGAGGTGTTTACAGCTTCGATGAAGCTGTTGTTGTCTCCGGTGTAAATCAGCGTTACTGTTCCAGTGCCTGAGATCAGGCCGCCTGCTTTTTTGGAGTATAGGTCGTTGACTTGGGTGACTTCGTAGATCTGCTTTTCGACGCTGATTGTCCAGTCGGTGACTTTTACGACTGTGGCGGCAGCACCACCTGTACTGTTAAATTTTACAGAGCCTTGGTAGCCGTAGTAGTAAGTCATTAGCGGCTATAGAGGAGGCCACCGGGGCGTTTTTGTTTTACTAATTCTGCCTGTACTGCAGCAGAAACGGCAAGTCCCAGTTGTTTGCCTTGGGCTTGGTCGCCTTGGACGTTGGAGTTGCCGCTGGCATCCACATTAACTACGACACTGGTTGATCCACTCATCATGGCGTTGTTGGGCACGATGGTGCCATTACGCCCTGGTACAAATAGCTCGGGGCCTTTTTCGCCAACTATGTAAGGCGAGCCGGAGGTAACAGGACCTCCGACAGCACGCCCTGGTACAAATCTGAGCGAGTCGGCTAAAGATGGAATGGTACCCCCTGAAGGAGTGAAATTACTGAAAGTATTGCCAATACCTATAGGGCTGCTAGGGAAAAGTCTTACGATGCTATTTAGGATTGTTAGTTGAATCCATTTGGCAATAATTTGTGCAGCTGCATCTAAAAACGAGTCGGCAACGCTTTGGAAGAAACCAGCCAGAGCTTCTCTGGCACTTTGGCTACCGTCAATAAGGCCTTTGAAGGATGTGCTAAACGCAGATCCAATCGACTCGGCAGCAGTTTTTACTTGCTCAATAGGATTTAGTAGTTTTGTTAGATCTTCTGTAACTGTGCCTATTTGATCGGTCAGACCGTTTGACAAATTGCCTTTGAACTGGAAAGCCTGGTTAAAATCAATGCCAGTGGGTTTCAGGCCGAAGCCTAAGGTTGTAATACCAGCTTGGCGCAGTAATTCTGTTGTTTGTTTTTCGAGGTAATCCAGGCGAAGTTTTTCAACTTCTGCACTTTGTGCAGCTATCAAATTATTTTTCTCTTGTGTAGATTTGTATTCTTTTAATTTATCCGCATAGTTTTGATTTATGCGTAAAAGATCTAAAGCATATTCTGCTTCAGCTTTTTTCAGCGGATCAATTGCTTGTGTAACGGCAAGTTGTGCCTTACTAATTTCCAGTAATTTGTTACTTGCTTGGAGTTGTTTTTCCGTTTCTTCTTTAAGTCGCGCAGCTTTACGCGCAGCTTCGTCAGAACCCTTTGCTCCACCGCCTCCAGACGGTGGAAGCTGACCTGGTGCGGCAAATGTTTTAAGTAGTGTTGATGCTGTAGGTATATTTTTAAGTGCTTGCTCATTCTGCCTTTGAAGTTTTAGTAATACTCCTTGTAAATTTTGTGCACGATCATTTATTTCTTTGGTGCTAGGTGGTATTTTCTGTAAAACCGCACTGTACTGGCTAATAGCACTTAAATTTTGTTGGATACCTGCTTTATTTTTTTGCGGAGTTAGTTGTCCTATTCCTGTAGCTACTTGCTCTAATCCAGCGGATGGTGCACGTAGAAAAGGTATTCCTCCACCTGTAACAGCAAGTTTTGCAGACGATATATTTCTGTTGAGTGCTCCAGCGCGGCCGGCAGCAAATTGAGCGTTAATGGCATTTAGACCTTTTACAGCAAGATCAAATACTTGTGTAAGATTAGAAATAAGAAAGTTAAATGCTGGAGTTAAACCTTGAATAATGTTCGATCCAAGAGTAGCAATAGATGCGCCAAGATTCTGCGCAGCTGCTTTAAATTTATCTAAAGCACTTACATTTTTCTGGACTTCTTCTGGGCCTTTATTGCCAAGTTTTACAAGAGTATCAATTAGATCTTGAGTTGAAATTTTGCCGTCTTTTGCAAGCTGCAAAAGGGTAGTACGACTTACATTGTATTTATTTGCCAGGGCTTCCTAGATAGGAATACCTTGACTGGTAAGTTGATTGAGAGTGCCTTGAGTTACTTTGCCGGTGGAAAGTGCGTTGGCAAATGCGTTAGTAACTTTGTCGATTTTACCGCCGTACTCTGCCGTCAGAGTGCTGGCAAGTTGGATTGCGCGAGCTTGATCATCAATGGAAAGACTTAGGCCTTGGATTGTTGATACGGAGGTTTGAAACTTATCAAAGTCGCGGCCTGCTTGCTGGAACGCAACTCCAAGTAATTTGGTTTGCTCAGCGGAAAATCCAATATCAGCAGCTAGTTCTTTTACTTTGTTACCTTGACCAACTTTTTCGCCGATAAGAGTACCGATCAGTGAGCCGCCAAAGCCGCCGATACCTGGAACAATG